GATCATGTATTTGAGCGCCTGCCCCTGCAGGTATGCCAAAACCATGTGCGGCGCATCGGCAATCACCGATTCGATGAAGTCGATGGCCTCGATGGTGCCGGCTTGGTAATGCGGGGGATGGTTGACCAAATCAGCCACGGGATGGTGCTCCTCTCTTAGGTGTGCGTTCAAGGTCGGCCGCCATCTCCGCAGCAGCGCGCAGCATCGTGCTGAGCGGGATGCCACTGATCGAGCGGTCGGCCATCCAACGAATAGCGAGCCGGTAGCCGTGGCTGGCGTTGCCGTTGCCGATCTGCCGCGCCATTGCTACTTCTTCGTCCGTCACCCGGATATTCAGGGTGCGGTTGCGGATCCGAGCGGCTATCGCCATTTGTCCCCCAAGATCTGCTGGCGGCACACCTCAATGGCCTGCTGCGCCTGCTTCTCGGTCATCACCGACTCAGTGGCATCCATGGCCTTCACTACACGGGCGAACAGCTCTGGGTAGCTGGTGTCGCGGAAGTTAGCCGCAAGATCACGGGCAAACTCCTCCCACAGGCCGGTGTAGGTACTGCGCAGTGGATGGCCGTATGGCAGTTGGTCGCGGCCGCTGCGTTGGTAAAGCGCCTCCATCATGTCGGCGCGGCGCTGGTCGAGTTGTTGCGGCTTCATTCGTTGAGGTACTGACGGAGGTTCAACAATTCAGCGCAGAGCTGCTCCCGGTTCTTGATGCCGGTGGTGCCCCGTAACTGATCGACGCGAATGTCGATCAGCAGGCGGAGGCGATCACGCTCTGATGCTTGGCCAGCCTTGAAGGTGTTGCTGCCCTCGAGCAGGCTATAGAGGCGCGCGCGGGATGCGTCATTCATCGGCTTTGGAGGGCGATCTGAATAGCAGCTTGGAAGTAGCCGGCCATTTTCATGCGGCGATACTCGCCACTGGCCTCCTCTGATTGCTTGTCTTCGATCAGGTCGTAATTGTGTCTGGCTTCCTGCAATGCAGCCAGCGTCTCGATGTTCAGCAGATCTAGTTCGGATCGGCTGAGATCATTCACCTTGTCGAGGTAGATAACTTTCGCAAGGATGAATGAACGATGGAAGGGAACGATGGATTGGTCTGGGGTCATGATGCGAGTTCGATTTCAGCGGATGGCCAGCGATTCTGTGCGTACAGGATCGCGTGTTTTTGTGATTCAGCGCGCGTGATCCACGTCAATGGTTGCGCGCCACGGGGATAGACAATCAGGCGATACTCGCGTGTGCGAGCACCATGGCGTGGCCTGCTGATGCCTTCGCCATAGACACCCTGATCCTCAGGATCTGTGCGCCATTGGAAGGCGATCGGAGAGTTAGATGTAGACATTTGGATCGGTGACAGATTCAGGATTGAGCCATTCGATCTGATTCCACCAAGGGAGCCATGTATCAGCGGCGATCAGCTTGGCCTCGGTCAGGCTGTGCGCCTGCACGCACTCGACGACGTTGGCTTCTTTGATCGTGAAGTAGAAGCGGCGTGGGGTCACTTGCGCACCTCGATGTAGGACTGCGTGCCGGAGTGCGTGGCGCCTGCTTGGTTGCCGGCCTCGATGCCGATCATGGCGAACACGGCCGCGACGACAAGGAGACAGATGGCGTTGTTGATGCGGTTGATCATGATCACTTGAGATAAGGAACTTCGATTGCTTCACCAGTAGCCACAGCGAACTTGGCGGCTTCATAACCAGTACGGAACCAACGGTGGCCGTAGGGGCACCAGCGGTAAGCGATGGCCTGTCCCTTGCGGTTGGCAGTGAAGGCGATCTGGCGAGTGCGCTTGGTCATGATTCGGAAAGCGGCGGAGGTGTTTCCCTCCGATGCACTAATCATGCCCCATCGGCGGGGCACATGCCAACCCCGTGTGACAGTTCTTCACACGGCCTCGGTGCCGACCGCGATCTCCACCGGCACCCGCAGCACCGGCTTGCTCTGTCCCTTCGCATCGATCCGCCCCCAGCCGACCACCGCCGGGCTAACGGGCAGCTCGACCGTGAACCACACGAAACCGCAGTCGGCACACTGCCGCTTGCGCACGGTCACGCCCGGCTCCTTGTTGTTCGTGGCTACTGCCCTCACCATCGAGCTGGAGCAGCGCTGGCATTGCATCGGTATCATGCAGGTGTGCCCCACTGGTCTAGCACAATGCGCTTCGGTGAGTGGATGCTGGTGGAGCTTTCGCCAGAACAGCAGTTCGAGATCGAAAAACAGGCCCGCACCCTTCTCTCAAGTCCGGATGCGGGCGTTATGGCGGCAGCACTCCTGAAACAGGCTTGCTACCAGCAGCAGCTCCTGCAGCAGGCGGTCAATGAGATCGCCCGCCTCGAGCTGGAGCTGATGTAGCTCAGAACATGTCGTCGCTCACGTCGACGACCACGCCATCAGTGGCCGCAGCCAGCTTCTGCGCAGCATCACCGGGATCCACCCAGTCCCGCGGCGGTTGCGCCACGGCGCTCACATAGGCCAACCCCTTCTGGCTGGTCTTCTTCCAGCCGCTGATCGGCACCTGGACGCTGCCGTACTGATCGGGCGTCTGGCTCATCACAAAGCGGCAGAGCGCATCCAGCTCCTCCACTTTGATGTTCATCATCCCGCTGAAGTCCACCTTGCTCTCAGGCTTGGTCGACTTGAAAATGCTCAGGTTCAGCTTGAAGCTCATGGTTGCTCGTTGGTAGTGGTGTTGGCCTGTTCGTATTGCTCCACCCCGGCCAATGGGTAGAGCACGAAGCCTGGCGTGCGGAAATACGCAGGACCCTTGCCTGCCTTGCGCCAGCGCATCAGCGTGTCGGGGTGCAAACCCCATCGCTGCGCAAGCTGGGTGGCGGTCAGGTACTCAGAAGATTTCATCGCTCTCAGGTTCAGGTGCAGGTGCAGGTGCCGGCTCGGGGATGGCGGCGTTCAGATCAGCGACCTGATCGCTCACAATCACCGGCTCAATGTCGACCACCTCCTCTTGGCTCTGCATCCCCAGCAGCAGATCGCTGGCGTACAGCCTCCCCCAGAACGCTGCTGCTCGGTAGCGGATCATCAGCTCGGGCATCGTCTGCCACTTGCTGCCCGCCTTGGTCGCCCATTGCTCCTTCTTCGCCATCGCCATCGTGATGGTCGGTCCCTTCAGCTCCTGCCCGCTGGCGAGATCCTTGGCGACCGCATAACAGGCCAGGCTGTCGCCGCTGCCGCTCAGCTCGAACCGCAGCGGACTGAACCGACCGCAGCCGTTCACCATCGCAATGATGAAGCTGCTGCTCCACGATGGGCGGCCATGGATCACATGCAGGTGCTGCATCGCCAGAAAGGGCGAGATGCCCATCCGGTTGGCGATCTCAAGCGCCACCAAGCAGTTGGCGAAACCCTGCTGGCCTTGAAACTGCGGTGGGATCAGCGTGCTGCTGGCCAAGGCCTTAGCAATCCGCTGGGCGTCCTCGAAGGCTTGGATGCCGCTAAACACCGAGCCGGAGCTGGTGGTGGTGAGTGCTGTGGATTCCATCAATACATCTCGATCTCGGTGGTCTGTGTGTTGGCCTCGCCAGTCATCCATGCCGGCAGGCTGATCGGTTCGATCCGATCGCTGTAGGCAGGCCAGCGACCTGATGCCTTGCACTCCGCAAGTGTCTGCAGATCGCGCATGGCGGTTTCGTAGCCGCGCTCGATCATCTGCTCATCGGCGGCATAGACACCAACCGCGAACGGTGGCTTCTTCTCCACTGCGATGAAGATGAACCCCGACGGCCGCTTGCCGTATACAGCCTCGATGCCCGCCATGTACCAGCCGGCTTGGACGTGATAGCGCCACTTCGCGATGCTGCGGCGGAACTCCCGCGGACTGGCGTCCTCGGTGGTCTTTAGGTCCACCACGATGCCGCCATCCTCGGTGATCCAGTCCGGTCGGCACTTGCACTGCAAGCCGGTGGTCGGCTCCGTCCACATGTGCGTGGTCTCGGCCTCGCCCGCCATGCCCAGCAGCAATGCAGCAGCCGGATGGCCGAGCACTGCTCTGCCCATGTGCATCACTAGATCGGCATCCTCACGGCTCAGCACGGTGCGGCCGTTGGCCTCAGCCTCGAACGCTGCCCATGCTTCCTTGCCAGCCTTAGTGCGGCGATCAAGGCCGTCGGGTGCCACGGTGTATTCGGAATCCCATTTGTGCAGTTCAAGCACATGGGTGTGAACGGCGCTGCCGATGCGCATTGCTGGCGTCGGCTCGGGAATGACGCGCTTCGGGTCGATGTAGCGCGCCCAATAGTGCAAGGGTGATCGCGCAATGAGATCCAGATGCGACTTTGAGATCGCAGGGTGCGCGTGATAGTCGGCGTTTTCCATAGGGTGTGGCGACTTGCGTGATCCTATAGCCTAATGCCGTCAAGTGCAACCTCATGCAGCTCCGCAGCTATCAGCAGCGCGCCATCGACGATCTTCGTAATGCCTACCGCTTTGGCTATCGGGCACCGCTGCTATGCCTACCGACCGGCGGTGGAAAAACCATCATCTTCACCGCCATCGCTCAGGCATCGGCTGCTCGAGGCCGCCGGGTGCTCATCTTGGTGCATCGCCGTGAGCTGCTTCGCCAAGCCAGTGCCAAGCTCACCGCCGCAGGTCTTGATCACGGTCTGATCGCTGCAGGCATCGAGCCGTCCGAGGCGCCCGTGCAGGTGGCCTCAGTCCAGACGATTGCACGCCGCCTATCGCGCATCGACTGGCAGCCAGACCTGATCATCATCGACGAAGCGCATCACGCCACCGCAGGCCAGTGGGAGCGCACCCTGCAGCATTGGCCGACCGCCTATCGCCTCGGTGTCACGGCCACCCCATGCCGCCTCGATGGCCGCGGCCTCCGCAGTGCGTTCGACCACTTGGTGCTCGGTCCCTCGGTCGCTGAGCTAATCGACGCTGGCTTCCTCAGCCATTCCCGCATCTACGCGCCGCCAGTGGTGGCTGATTTATCAGGCATCCGCACCCGAGCTGGCGATTACGCCAACGACCAGGTCGCGGCGGCCATGGATCGCCCAACTGTCACGGGCGACGCCATCGGGCACTACCAGCGGCTCGCTGCAGGCCAGCAGGCGATCGCGTTCTGCTGCAACGTGGCGCACGCTGAATCAGTCTGCGCGGCCTTCCAAGCTGCAGGCATTGCCGCCCAACTACTCCTCGGCAACACCGTCGATCGCGATCAGGTGGTGCAGCAGTTCGGCGCAGGTGCCGTGCAGGTGCTGGTAACCGTCGATGTGGTCTCCGAAGGCTTCGACGTGCCCGCTGCCAGCGTTGCCATTCTCCTGCGCCCCACCAAGTCCCTTGGCCTTTACCTGCAGCAGGTCGGGCGCGTACTCCGCCCAGCGCCTGGCAAGCAGGCCGCTCTGATCCTCGATCACGTTGGCAATGTCACCCGCCACGGCTTCCCAGATGATGCCCGCGACTGGACGCTCGACGATGGCATCAGGCGCACCGCAGGCACAGCAGCGCCATCCGTGCGCACATGCCCCGAGTGCTACGCCGCCTTCAAGCCGCAACCGCAGTGCCCAGTCTGTGGCGCACAATGCGCACCGATCACCAACCGCAAGATCCGCCAGCTAGCAGGTGAGCTGCAGGAGCTGAAGCGCGAAGCCGTCCAGCAGCGCATCGCTGAACGCCGCAAGCAGGGCACCGCTCGCACCCTCGAACAGCTCCTCGCCCTGGCCAATGAGCGCGGCTACAGTCCCGGCTGGGCGTACCGCATCTATCACGCGCGTGCCAAACGCTGAAACCGACATTCAGCAGCGCATCCGCCTCGCAGTTGGCACTCGATCTGATCTCCGCCTATTCCGCAACAACACCGGCACCCTGCCTGATCCACGGACTGGCAGGCCAGTCCAGTTCGGCCTAGCGCGCGGCTCCGCAGACCTGATCGGCTGGCGCACCATCACCATCACGCCCGAGATGGTCGGGCAGCGCGTCGCCATCTTCACCAGCATCGAGGTGAAGACCACCACAGGACACCTGACGCCCGCGCAGCAAGCCTGGATGGGCACCGTTCGCACAGCCGGTGGCATCGCTGGCGTGGCGCGCTCAGTGCGAGACGCAGAAGAAATCCTGGGATAACTTCCCAACCTCCCAACCTTGCGCCACACTCTGTCGGCTAACGCGCAGAGCCGACGTGGCCGCCATCATCAATCAACTCTCAGACATTCCCGACTCATGGGCGCTGGTCGCCGTCGGGAACGACAAACGCCCATACCAACCCGAGTGGCAGAAGAACCCCCTCAGCAAGCGCCAACTGGAGGCTGAGCTGCACGCAGGTCGTGCCGTCGCCGTTGGTGTCCTCGCAGGTCCACCATCCGGCGGCCTCCTGTTCGTCGATCACGACGGCTTAGGCGCCTCAGAGGTCTTGGAGTCCCTCGGCACCTCCCTACGCGATCTACCCAAATCGTGGGCAGTTACCTCCGGCCGCGATGGTCGCCTGCAGATCATCTATTCCGTACCCCGCGGCTTCTGGGATCAAATCAAGACCACCAAACTCCGAAGTTCAATCAAAGGCGAACAGCTTGAACTGCGCTGGACCGGCTGCCAGTCCGTTGTGCTCGGCAAGCATCCCATCACAGGCTCCTACCGCTGGCTCAAAGGCCGCGCACCGGGTGATCTGCCCATGGCCGAAGCGCCATCGGTACTCCTCCAGCAGATGATGCGCGGTCCTGATATCCCGCCGCTCATCCACATCCCCAACCCAACCGAAGACGCTGAGCAGGCTCGCGCCTACCTCGCCAACATCCCATCCAGCCTCGCCGACGACTACGACGAATGGATCAAGGTCGGCATGGCGCTCCACAGCGTCGGCAACGATTCGCTCCTCTCCGACTGGATCCAGTGGTCTGCCGGCTCCGGCAAGTTCAAGGCCGGCGAATGTGAACACAAGTGGTCGACCTTCAAGGCCGACGCAGGTGGTGTTCGCCTCGGCACCCTCTACCACCTCGCAGGTGGCATCTCGCCCCGTCAGGTGGCCGTTAACGCCCTCAAGGCTGCCCTCGGTGATGCCAACCCGAAGGCCGCGGCAATGGAGGCCACAGGCTCCGGCAAGGCCGTCAAGCTCGAAGCCGATGAGCTGCTCACCCTGATCCGTCAGCAGCTCGGTGATCGCCTGCGCTTCAACATCTTCACCCAGAACATCGAGCTGGATACCAAGCCGATCGAAGGCTTGGAGCACTACTACCTCCAGTTCGCGCAGATGGGGATCAAGGTCTCCAAGGAGCTGGCCGCTGATGCCATCGTCTACGTCGCGCAGGCCAATCGGTTCGATCCAGTTCGCGAATACCTCGATCGAGTCTCAGAAGAAGTCCCGCCTGTCTCAATCGATCACCTCGCCACTGCATACCTGCGTCCAGCAGATGCCCCCGGCACCCTCTACGACGCCATGCTGCGCGCCACTCTGATCGCCGCCGTCCGTCGCGTCTACGAACCAGGCAGCAAGCACGACTCGGCCTGCGTGCTGATGGGTCCGCAAGGCTGCGGCAAGTCCACCTTCTGGCGGAACCTCGGCGGTGCGTTCTTTTCCGATGCCCTCCGAGACGTATCCAGCAAGGACGACCTGATGGTTCTCCATCGCTCCTGGATCATGGAGTACGCCGAGCTGGATCACCTCACAGGCCGCCGTCATGCAGGCCAGGTGAAGGCGTTCCTCTCGCAGCAGACCGATACCTTCCGCGTGCCCTACGGCAAGGCCACCGAGGACTTCCCGCGCCGCTGCATCATCGTCGGCTCCACCAACCGCGATAGCGGTTTCTTGGTCGATGACACCGGCAACCGTCGCTTCTGGGTGATCCCCGTCCTCGCAGCGCCACACATCGCCGTTGATGGCCTGCTGCTCGAGCGTGATGCCATTTGGTCGGCTGCCGTGGCCGCCTACCGCAATGGCGATGCCAACCATCTGCCGCGTGAGCTGGAGGCACAGGTCGAAACCGAGAACGAGGCTTACCTGGTTTCAAACCCGTGGCACGCCGCCGTGCAGGAGTACCTCGCACGTCGGATCAGCATCGAACCAATCACCACGGAGGAGGTGCTGAGCAACGCAATCGAGAAACCACTCGAGCGGCAAACGAGGGGAGACCAGATGCAGGTCGCATCAATTCTCAAGGATCTCGGATGCGACAAGCGTCGGGACTGTTCGGGGGGTAAGCGCCGTTGGGTGTACTCGTGCCCAACCTCGACGAAAAAGGTTGGGAGCTGAGATCCGCTGCGCTGCAGTCCCTCTACTAACCTCCTAACCTCCTAACCTTAGTAAAAGAGTATAAATAAAGAGAGAGAGGGGGGTGTATTACCCCCTTTTGGGGAAAGGGTGAGGTTGGTCAGGTTGGGCACGGGCTTCCGCCCTTACCCTTGGTGCATGACCACCATCCGCCTGGATATCAAGTCGGATCTGCCCACCGCTATCCGGTGGACCGACACCATGACCAAGCAGCTCCCCTTCGCCATAAGCCAGGCGCTCAACCGCACGGCGTTCGACATGCGGGAGGCGATGAACGGCGCCACCCGCCAATATTTCAAGAACCCCGTCGCCTTCACCCAGCGCGCGTTCTTGGTCAACAGGTCGAGCAAGCGCAACCTCGAAGCCGAGGTGTACGCCGAGCGTCGCCGCGCCCGATACCTGCGCACGCTGATCAGCGGTGGTGATCGCGGGCAGAAGCCGGTGGAGCTGCGTTACCTCGCCAAGGCTGAGGCGACCATGCCGAAGGGGTCGGTGCTCGTGCCTGCAGCCATCAACCTCACGGCCGCTGGGAACGTCTCCTTGGCCACTCTGAGGCGCATCGAGGGGCAGATAGCCAGCAAGGGGAAGAACAGCGTCTTCCTGGGGCGTCCAGACGGCGCTGGGAGGCCGCCTGGTGTGTACCAGCGGACCGCCAAGGGGAAACTCCGCCCGCTGTTCATCGCCGTGCCCCGTGCGCGCTACGGCAAGATCTTCCCCATGGCCGAGATCGGGCAGAAGGTGATCGACCGTCGCTTCGGCGATTACCTGCGCAGCAGCCTCGAGAAGGCGGTGGCCACGGCAAGGTGACCCCCCCCTCCCCCATCGTGCGGGTCCTTCCGGGGGTGTTTGTCGCGGGTCGTCCAAACGCGCACGCTTTCTCTAGCGTCAGCGCTTGAACGCTCTAAAGCCTTGCGCTGCAAGGGATCTCACTAATTCTTACAATGAGATCCCCCTAGAGGGAGTTTAGAGGGGTTTAGTATCAGTTAACAGAAAACAAGAGCACTTAACTGCGTGCTGGTCACGTTCGCGGAGTTTGCACTGATCAAAGGCTGCACGAAGGCTGCAGTCACACATGCAAGCAAGAGCCGGATTGCTGATGCTGTTGTTGAGGAGGACGGCAAGCGTTGGCTCAATCGTGATCTTGCGCTGGAGCTGTGGCGGAAGAACACACTGAAGAACAACAACGCGAAGGTGGATGAACCTGACCCGGTGGAGCCGCGGCCTGCTAATCCGCGGGAGTTACGGCAGCGGTTGGCTGCATTGCCTGATGATGAGATCCCGGAGCTGAATGAAAGCCGTGCGCGGCGTGAGCACTACCAGGCGGAGCTAGCGAAGCTGGAGGTGGACCTTAAGCGGCGCGAACTGGTGCCTGCGGTGGATGTGAAGAAGGAAGCGTTCGCGATGGGACGGAGCGTGCGCGAGGCGCTGGCGAATTTGGCCGATCGGCTTAGCCACCAGTTGGCTGGCGAGACGGATCCAGCGGCGATCCATCAGGTGCTGACGGAGGAGCACCGTGCTGCGCTGGTGGAGCTGGCCGATGGTTAACCCATGGCGCGCCGGCTTCATGGAAGGGCTACGGCCTGAGGAGCCACTGACGGTTAGCCAGTGGTCGGATCGTTATCGGCGGCTGAGCAGCAAGGCCAGTGCGGAGCCTGGACCATGGCGGACAGGAAGGACTCCTTACCTCCGGGAGCCGATGGACTGCTTGAGCAGCAGTAGCCCTGTGCAGCGGGTGGTGATGATGTTTGCGGCGCAGACGGGCAAGACGGAGGCGGGCAGCAACTGGCTGGGGTATGTGATCGACCATGCGCCCGGTCCGATGTTGTGCGTGCAGCCGACGGTGGAGATGGCGAAGCGCTTGAGCAAGCAGCGGCTGGAGAGCTTGATCAATGAGACGCCGTGCCTGGCGCAGAAGATCGCACCGGCCAGGAGCCGGGACTCTGGGAACACGATGTTCGCCAAGGAGTACCTCGGCGGGATCCTGCTGTTGACCGGCGCCAACAGCGCGACGGGGTTGCGCTCAGCGCCGTGCCGGTATCTGTTCGCCGATGAGATCGATGCGTTCCCGAGCGATGTGGATGGCGAGGGCGATCCGGTGGCGCTTGCGGAGCGACGGACGACCACGTTCGCGCGGCGGAAGATTTTGCTGACCAGCACGCCGACGGTGAAGGACTTCAGCCGGATCGAGGCGGAGTATGAGCGCAGCGACCAGCGGCGGTTCTATGTGCCGTGCCCATGCTGCGGCGAGATGCAATGGCTGCAGTGGTCAAGGTTGAAGTGGGAGGAGCGGCGACCGGAGACCGCGAGGTATGAGTGCGAGAAATGCGGCGAACGATTCGAGGAGGTGCATAAGCCGCGGATGCTTGGCGCTGGTGAGTGGCGAGCGACGGCACCAAGCGATGGCAAGACGGCTGGCTTCCATCTGTCGGGGTTGTATAGCCCGCTGGGATGGTGCAGTTGGGAGCAGTTGGTTGATGACTTCCTGCGGGCGAAGGGCGACGGTCCAGCACTAAAGGCATTTGTGAACACCAGGCTGGCGGAGACCTGGGAGGAGGACTATGCGGCGGCGGTGAACGCTGAAGGTCTGATGGCCAAGCGGCTGGCGTATGAACCGGGCACATGCCCCGATGGGGTGGTGCTACTCACGGCTGGGGTGGACGTGCAGGACAACCGACTGGCGGTGAGTGTGTGGGGATGGGGCGAGGGCGAGACCGGCTGGCTGGTGTGGCATCAGGAGCTGATGGGTGACCCGACGCAGCTCGAGGTCTGGAAGCAGTTGGATCATGTGCTGGCCACCGGCTGGGCAACAGCTTGCGGGAAAGAGCTGAAGATCGCGCAGATGGCGATTGACTCGGGCGGCCATTGCACGCATGAGGTCTACAACTATGTGCGCGAGCGTGTGCGGCAGGGCGTGGTGGCGATCAAAGGCAGCAGCCGGCGCAACAGTCCGGCGGTGGGCAAGGGGAACAAGGTGGATGTGAACTGGCGCGGGAAGGTGCTGAAGAAGGGCGTGACGCTGTACCAGTTGGGGACCGACACGATCAAGACGACGCTGTTCGGGAGGTTGCGACATAACGAAGCTGGCGGCAGTCTGAACTTCGGGATGGCTGCTGATGAGGAATACTTCCGGCAGTTGACCAGTGAACGGCAGGCGCTGCGATATCACCGGGGGTTCCCGATCAGGGAGTGGGTGAAGAAGTCGGGTGATCGAAATGAAGCGCTGGATTGTGCGGTCTATGGCTATGCGGCGTTGCTGATTTACAGCCGGCGTATGAACCAGGCAACGATGTGGGAGCAGCTCAGGCAGCAGATGGAAGAAGGGAAGAAGGCACCGCTAAGATCGAGGAAGCAGCCTGCCCCACCCGTGGCTGCTGGTGGCTTCGTGAGCAACTGGTAGGCCGTGAACATCCCGAGCGAGATCAGAGCAGGCGACACGATCCAGTGGCGGGACGTTGAGGGCGTGGACAACCTTGGCAACACCGTGAGCAGTGCTGCCTATACGTTGACCTACTACCTGCGAACCAATACCTCGACAGAAGGCGCGACGGTGGTTGGCACTGTATATGGGACTGGCTGGGAGTTCAGCATTGCCGCGGCCACCAGTGTTGATTTCATTCCGGGCACTTGGTACTGGCAAGCCGTTGCGACCAAGACTGGTAGCACGATCACGCTGGGCAGCGGCCAGTTAACGGTGCTGGCAGCGCTGAGCTACTCGGGCACACCGGCAGCGTTAGATGGAAGGTCGCAGGCGCAGAAGGATCTCGATGCGGTGCAGGCAGCAATCCGCGCGATCGTCGCTGGTGGTGTGGCGAAGGAATACACCATCGGCAACCGGAGCCTGAAGAAATACGACATGAAGGACTTGCTGGAATTAGAGAGCAAACTGAAGGCTGAGGTGAAGCGCGAGCAGATGGCGGACTTAATCGCCAACGGCCTGGGCAACCCCCACAATCTGTTCGTGAGGTTCTGAGATGGGACTGAGGACTCGACTGTTCAAGGCGATGGGGTTCGAGCCGGTACGGCCGCGGCAGCGTGCGTATCAGGGTGCGCGCGTTAGCAGGTTGACGGCTGACTGGGTGACCAGTGGCACCAGCGCCGATAGCGAGATCAAGTCGAGCTTCAAGGCACTGCGCAACCGTGCGCGGCAGTTGTGCCGCGATAACGACTATGCGCGGCAGGCGGTCCGATCAATCCAGAACAACGTGATCGGGCACGGTATCCGCCATCAGGGACAGGTGCGGATGCAACGCGGCGGGCGGCTGGATGAAACGGTGAACGGCCGCATCCATGAGGAATGGGAGCGGTGGATGCATAAGAGCCGCTGTGATGTGAGCGGCCTGCTCGGCTTCCACGATATGGAGCGCCTGCTGGTGCGCAGCTTGGCGGAATCGGGCGAGGTGTTTATCCGCATGATCAAGCGGCCGTTCGGCGATAGTCGGGTGCCGTTCGCGCTGCAGGTGCTCGAGGCGGATTACTTGATTGATGACGACGTGCCGCAGGCCAAGGATGGCAACACGGTGCGGATGGGCATCGAGGTGGATCAGTACCTGCGGCCGCAGGCGTATCACTTCTATGCCAACCATCCTGGCGATACCTATGCGGGTAATGCTCGGACGAATGGCCGCCGGATCCGGGTGCCTGCTGATGAGGTGATCCATCTGTTCATCCCGGAGCGACCTGGCCAGACCAGGGGCGTGACATGGTTCGCGTCGGCGCTGATGCGACTCCACATGCTGCAGGGTTATGAGGAGGCGGAGGTGGTGCGCGCACGGGCGAGCAGCGCACTGATGGGATTCATCAGCAGTCCTGAGGGCGAGCTGGTGGGCGATGAGGTTTATGAAGGCGAGCGCGTCAGTGAGTTTCAGCCGGGGGTTTTTAAGTATCTGCAGCCGGGCGAGAGCGTGACGGTGCCGGACCTGAACGCTCCTGATGGGCAGCTCGAGCCATTCACCCGGTCAATGTTGCGTGCTGTGGCGGCTGGTGTGGGCGTTTCGTTCGAGTCGATTAGCAAGAACTTCTCAGAGAGCAACTACAGCAGCAGCCGACTGAGCCTGCTGGATGAGCGGGACACGTTCCGCGTGCTGCAGCGTTACATGATCGAGAACTTCCATCAGCCGGTGTTTGAGGCTTGGCTTGAGATGGCGGTGCTAAGTGGTGCGCTGAGCCTGCCTGGGTATGAGAGCAACCCTGATCGATATCGTGCTAGCCGTTGGGTGCCGCGTAGCTGGGACTGGGTGGATCCGCAGAAGGAGGTGGATGCGTATAAGACGGCGGTGCGGTGTGGCTTTAAGACGCTCGGTCAGGTGATCGCTGAGCAGGGCGGCGACCTTGAGGATGTGCTGGTGGCGCGTCAGGCGGAGCTGGCAATGCTCGATGAGCTGGACATTGTGACTGACACCGACCCGAGCGAGGTGACCGAGGGTGGTGCGGTGCAGGCTGCTATGCCGATGGGCGCGACGCCAGCGTTTGAGGACACCGAGGCGCCTGTCGAAGAGGATGAGTACGAGGAGCTGAGTGTGCTCGAGGATCCGACCGAGGCGCCTGAGGATTGATGGCAACGATCGAGGGGCAGGAGATCGACCTGATGCCCACGGATGGCATGAAGGAGGAGGCGCAGCGCTACCGGGATTGGAAAGCTGAAGGGCGCGATGGCGGCACTGAGGTGGCAGCTACGCGAGCTGAGCAGATCCTTGGCGGTGATGAGCTGAGCGCCGACACGGTGATCACAATGGCGGCATGGTTCGCCCGGCATGAGGTGGACAAGCAGGGCGAAGGATTCAGTCCGGGTGAGGATGGCTATCCATCACCTGGGCGTGTGGCATGGGCAGCATGGGGCGGAGATGCTGGCCAGGAATGGGCTACATCGAAGGCCGATAGAATCAAGGCATTACAAGAAAGAAGCGCCGTGGACTTAGAGCGCCCCTATCCGAACGAACATGCTGCTCGGTTGACTGATCCCGCGCAGTATGACTCGTTGCGTCGAGAGAACGATGCGGGCGGCTCAGGCATTGACTTCATCTACGGGATCAAGGAAGGAACGTCTGAGATTCAGGCGATCCGGTTCCGTAGCTCGCAATTCACGCCCGCTGAGGCGCGTGAATGGTTGGCCGAGCATGACTTCGATCCGATCGAGTTCGAGGAAGCCACCGGCGATGGTGAAGCCGATCGTGCTGCAGCAGGTGAGCTGAGCGAGGGCGACTTCGTGCAATGGGATTCGAGCGGCGGCACTGCCCGAGGCCGAATCGAGCATGTGATGCGTGAAGGCACGCTGGGCGTACCCGACACCGAGTTCAGCATTGAGGCAAGCGCTGAGGATCCGGCTGCCCTGATCCGCATCTACCGCGAAGGCGATGAAGGCTGGGAAGCGACCGAGACGCTGGTTGGCCATAAGTTTTCGACGCTTACCAAGATCGCGGCACTGCGTAGCCTGACTGGCAAGTATCAGCGCGCGGAGCTGACCAGCTTCGATGAGGTGGAGGAGCGCACCTACGAGTTCCCATTTAGCTCTGAATATCCGGTTGCTCGATACTTCGGCAATGAGATCCTTAGCCATGAAGGCAAGGCGGCTGATCTTAGTCGTCTGAACGATGGCGCTCCGCTGTTGTTCAACCACAATCCCGATCGCGTGATTGGTGTTGTGGAGCGTGCGTATATCGACGGCAATAAGCGCCGAGGTTATGCGCGCGTGCGGTTCAGCCGCAACCCATTCGCTCAGGAGATCTTGAGCGATGTGAAGGATGGCGTTCTTCGGAATGTCTCCTTCGGCTACTCCATTGACAAAATGGAGGAGCGTGGCAGTGGCGATTTTGTCGCTACTGCTTGGTCTCCTTACGAGATCAGCGTTGTCTCGGTGCCGGCTGACCCCGGTGTCGGGATAGGCCGATCTCTCGAGGATGACACTGCTGCTTCGGCAGCACCAACACCCGATCCCATTCCTTCAATGGAAAACACCACCCCCGATCTGGCCGTGGTGCGTGCCGAAGCCGCTGAGGCTGAGCGCGCCCGCATCTCGGACATCACCTCCCTGTGCACCAAGCACGGCATGGAGGACCTTGGCCGGCAGATGGTCGAGTCTGGTCGTTCAATCGACGAGGCTCGTGCTGCTGTCCTCGACAAGCTCAACATTCCCCAGGAGACCGTGACCATGCAGGCCGCCGACATTGGCCTCAGCGAGAAGGAGAGCCGCAGCTTCTCCTTCCTGCGTGCCATCAACTACCTTTCCAACCCGACCGACCGCTCTGCCCGTGAGGCTGCTGCGTTCGAGATCGAGGCCTCTGAAGCTGCTGCTGCCAAGCTCGGCCGTCAGTCCCGTGGCATCACCATCCCCCAGGATGTGCTGCGCCGTGACCTGAACGTCGGCACCGCTTCCGCCGGCGGCAACCTGGTTGCTACCGATCTGGATGCCGGTTCGTTCATCGACCTGCTCCGTAACGCTTCCGCCCTGGATCAAGCTGGCGCCACCGTGCTGACCGGCCTGACCGGCAACGTGGCTATCCCCCGCCAGTCCGGCGCTGCTACCGCTTACTGGGTGGCCGAGTCCGGCTCCCCCACCGAGTCCCAGCAGACTGTCGACCAGGTGAGTCTCGTGCCCCGTACCGTGGCGGCCTACACAGACTTCAGCAGGCGCCTGATGATCCAGTCCTCCATCGACGTGGAGAACATGGTGCGCAGCGACCTGGCCAGCGTGATCGCTCTCAAGATCGACGCCGCCGGCCTGTATGGCACCGGCTCCAACAGCGAGCCTCTGGGTCTGAAGAACACCACCGGCATCGGCACCGAGGACTTCGCTGCTGCTGCTCCTACCTTCGCTGAGGTGGTGGCACTGGAGAGCGACGTGGCTACTGCCAACGCTCTGCTCGGTACGCCTGTGTACCTGATGAACGCTGCTATGCGCGGCAACCTCAAGACCACGAAGAAGGACGCCGGCTCCGGCATCTTCATCATGGAAAACGGCGAGGTGAACGGCTACCGCGGTGTGCTGTCCAACCAAGTGGCTTCTGGCGATCTGTGGTTCGGCAACTTCGCCGACCTGATCATCGGCTACTTCTCTGGCCTCGACCTGATGGTGGACCCCTACACCCACAGCACCAGCGGCACCGTCCGCGTTGTGGCGATGCAGGACTGCGACATCGCAATCCGCCATCCTGAGTCCTTCAGCCGCGGCAACGACACCCTCTGATCATGTTGATCAAGGTCCTACGGCAAACAATGCTGGCAGGCCAGGTGATCCGTCTCGGGGAAGTCCATGAGGCTTCCCCCTCGGACGCCAAGCTGTTGATCGGCATTGGCAAAGCTGTTGCGGTCGCCGACAAGGTGGCCGATTTGGTTGAGGAAATTGCTCAACCAGCACCTAAACCATCTACCCCTCGACGGAGGGCTAAATCATGACCATCCACAATCTTGGCTCTAAGACCACGGTTCTCGGTCTGCTCCGCAATGACGTTGTAACTGCTACAGGCACCGGCTCTGCTGTTGACCTGCAGGGTTATGAAGGCGATATGGCTGTCCTTCTGGACGCCGAAGCCGGCGGTGCTAGCATCACCTACGCCGTGAAGCTGACCGAATCCGACACCTCCGGCGGTACTTACACCGACGTGACTGGTGGCGGCTTCACCACCACCACCGCAAACACTGCTTCGCTGCAAAAGATCTTCGTCAACGTGACTTCCCTGAAGCGCTTTGTGAAGGTCTCCATCACCGTGGCTGGTGGCACCGGCGCCGGTGCCGTGGCTGTGATCGGTCTGGCTTCTGCGAAGTACGGCTGATCATGGCTCTGACGGAGGATCTGGATATCTTCCTGGCGGACTTTGGCGTCAGCTGTACGGCTGGCGCCACTACCGCTAACGGGATCCTGGATATGCCCAGCCAGGTGATTAGCGATGGAATGGTGCTTACCACCGATTACACGCTGACCGCCAGAACCTCCTCCTTTGGCAGTCTCATCCGCGGTGATTCAATCACTGTTGATGGGACTGCCTATACCGTCCGCGAGACGATGTTGATTGACGACGGCAAGTTCG